TGAGGCACGTGAGTACATTGAAGCGTGTATGAATACGACCCCCGCATGGGCTGATGGGCTACCCATTGCGTGTGAGTCTGGTACTGGTAAATCATACGGAGAAGCAGGATGAGCAAAGACAAAGTTATATCAATGGAAGACTTCAAGCAAACTGAGCGTGAGTTGGCGGAGGGGACTTATGATGGGGTTCAAGGGTACACCAAGGTGTTGGTAGCGTCACATGACGGAACAATAATTACCATAGTAGAGCAGGGCGTAGAGGGTGAGCAGGGTGAAGACCAAGCGTATTCGGGTATAGCCATGGACTATGATGAGTTACTGGCAGTGATGGAACAACTGGAACTCTGCAAGGAGAAGATGGAGCAAATTAACAACGGAGAAATTGTATGAGCAAGGCATCCCCATGGTCGTTCTCAAGGATCAAATCTTTTGAGCAATGCCCTAAGAAGTTCTACCATCTGAAGGTATCTAAAGATTACCGAGAGCCGGAGACTACCGCTATGTTGTACGGTACTGCCGTACACTTGGCCGCTGAAGAATATATACGTGATGGTACACCTATGCCACAGAAGTATGCGTACGTTAAGCCTGTGCTTGACAGCCTGATGAAGTTTGAGGGGGAGTTCCTATGTGAATATGAAATGGGACTTACCGAAGACCTAGAGGCGTGCGGGTTCAAGGCTGACAACGTGTGGTACAGGGGCATCGCTGACTTGGTTATCCTGAACAAAGAAGAGAAGACTGCGTACGTTATTGATTATAAGACGAGCAAAAACACTCGCTATGCAGACAAAGGTCAGCTAGAATTGATGGCATTAGCTACCTTTAAACACTTCCCTGAAGTAGAAACAGTTAAGGGCGGCCTGTTATTCGTAGTATGTGAAGAACTAATCAAAGACGAATATAAGAAAGAAGATTCTCCAAAGCTATGGGCTAAGTGGTTAGGTGACTACAAGCGCATGGAGAAAGCCTTTGAAGCAGATGTTTGGAACGCCCACCAGAGCGGGTTGTGCCGTAACCACTGCATCGTAACTGAATGTGTACATAACGGTAGAAACTAATGCCCTATAAGAACAAAGCGGATCGCAAAAAGCAGGTCAATGCCCCCAAAGGTAGTGCGGCGCACGAAGCACGTATGGAAAGACAACGTGCGAGGCGTGCGTTCGATAAGAAGAATGGGTACGCGAAGCGCAAGGGTAAAGATATAAGCCACAATAAACTACTAAGTGAAGGTGGCAGTAACAAAGATGGCTACAAGGTAGAGTGTTCTAGCAAGAACCGAGCACGTAACGGACACAGTAAGAAATAAGTGTAGGTCGATGTGTAGTGGACGCTTAGTGGGATGCGTCATTAAACAAAGCGGTATGTCTTTGTATCCTCTGGGACTGGTGGTAACACCAACCGTAAAAATCGCACTAGCTCACATAAGGTTTGGTTAATACCTTGCATATCATCGGAACTAGCCCCGCCGGAGCGAATGGGGCCACTAAATTCAAAGCGCGTTGTGGACACCCACTTCGTGCTATTTCGTGTCGGAGCGAGTAAATGAAGATCATTGATAACAAAGCGTTGCTGTTAAGACTACGCAACCCTAAGCACGTAACAGCAGTTATACCTAAGAGTAAAGAGCTGTCTGACAACCGAGTGCTTGTGAGTTGGGGTATGGAAGAAGCTCGGGTACTTAGGAATCTGAACATCAAAGCTCCATCTCCCATACTTCGGGAGTACGAGTGGACAGGTAAGTACGACCCCTTCGATCACCAAAAGGATACGGCGGCGTTCTTTACTATGAACCAAAAGTCATTCTGTTTTAACGAGCAGGGTACGGGTAAGACAGCCAGTGCTATATGGGCGGCGGACTACCTACTCAACAAAGGCATCATCAACAGAGTGTTGGTTATATGCCCACTATCTATTATGGATGCAGCGTGGCGCAACGACCTCTTCACCTTTGCTATGCACCGACCGGTTGACGTAGCGTATGGGACAAAAGACAAGCGCCGAAAGATAATCGAGGGCGATGCGCAGTTCGTCATAATAAATTACGATGGCGTAGAGATAGTGCAAGAGGCTGTGGCGGAGGGTGGGTTTGACCTAATCATCATTGACGAGGCTACTCACTACAAGAATCCTCAGACCAAGCGATGGAAGGTACTCAACAAACTAGTCAAGCCTAATACGTGGCTATGGATGATGACAGGTACACCCGCCGCACAAAGTCCCGTCGATGCGTATGGCCTAGCCAAGCTGGTAAACCCTAACAAGGTACCGAGGTTTTTGGGTTCGTTCCGCGACCAAGTTATGCAGAAGGTTACTAACTTTAAATGGGTACCCAAGGACACCGCGACGGATACAGTACATAGAGTACTACAACCCGCAATACGTTTCACAAAGGAAGAATGTTTAGACTTACCCCCCATGATATATGTACGGCGTGAGGTGGAACTTACTAGGCAGCAAAAGAAGTACTACAAAGAGTTGAAGAACAAGATGGTCATGCAGGCGGCAGGTGAGCAGATCACAGCGGCCAATGCGGCAGTTAATATGAACAAGCTACTACAAATATCTGCGGGGGCAGTGTACACCGATGATGGGGATTCCGTAGAGTTCGACATCAAGCACAGATACAAGGTGCTACAAGAGGTGATCGCCGAATCTAGTAAGAAGGTACTCGTGTTCGTACCCTTCAAGCACACTATCGACATGCTAACTGAGAAGCTACGCAAAGATAAGATAAGTACCGAGGTGATACGGGGTGACGTACCTGCATCAAAGCGGACTGAGATATTTAAACGGTTCCAAGAGAACGATGACCCTCAGGTGCTAGTCATTCAGCCTCAGTCAGCAGCGCATGGTGTGACCCTAACTGCGGCGAATACAGTAGTGTGGTGGGGGCCAACAAGCTCACTAGAAACCTACGCCCAAGCCAACGCACGTGTACATAGATCAGGGCAAGACCAAAAGTGTACCATCGTCCAGCTAATTGGGAGCCACGCAGAGAAACGCGTATATGCGTTACTTGACAATAGAATTGACGTACATACAAAGATGATCGACCTTTATAAAGAAATACTTGACTAAGGTGTTATATGGGAATAGAGTGTCCCTCCTGTCACTAAGTAGAGGTTAATTATGAGCGATGTAGTTAATGCGGGTAAGCTGACGGAGACCTATATAAAGATAAGAGATAAACGGTCGAAGATGTCCGCAGAGTTTAAGGAAAAGGACAAGGTGCTTGTCGCCCAAATGGAGAAAGTAAAACGCGCACTACTAGATTACTGTGCTGAGCATGGGCTAGATAGTGTTAAAACCCCTGCGGGATTGTTTTACAGGTCAGTTAAGACTAGGTACTGGACGAGCGATTGGGAATCTATGTACAAGTTTGTATTAGAGAACGAGATACCTGAGTTCTTCGATAAGCGTCTTAACCAAGCCAGTGTAAAGCAGTACTTGGAGGAAAACCCTGACCTAGTACCTAAAGGTCTAAACGTAGATTCAGAATACGCAATAGCAGTGAGGAAAAAGTAATGGAACAATTCTCGACAACAGAAGATGTGGCGAAACATTTTCAAGTATCAATAGCAACTGTACGTGCTTGGGTTCGTAAAGGTGATATACCGGAGAACACCTACGCACACTTTGGTAATACATATCGGTTTAAGTTAAGTGCAGTAGTCGATGCGATACTTAATAAGAAAGATTCAAACCTCGAGGTACCAGAGATCACCGAAGATTTGTGGGTAGAATATACGGACAAAGTGTAATGGATCGCCGAATCAGTATCCGTGGGGGAGAGATTAGAACCATAGATGGCACTGTAGCATCACAGGCGGAAGACTCTATGGAACTGATTGTTGTGAATGCCGCCCCTATATCACGTTCGTACTTTGGCACGTATGACCCGAACGTAATAAAGGCTCCGATATGTTGGTCGCCGGATACGCAGTTACCCGCAACGGATGTACCACAAGAACAGAAGCAATCCGCTAGATGTATGGACTGTCCTCAGAATGTTAGAGGTTCAGGTTCCTTTGGGGGTAGGGCTTGTAGGTTTGCACAGCGACTTGCTGTAGTGCGTGCCGAAGACCCAAGTGTAGTTTATAGACTACAGTTACCCGCTACTTCTATATATGGTAGAGGGAGTAATGGCAACATGCCCCTGCAAGAGTACGTGAAATTTTTATCCTCACGCGGTTCAGACGCTACTGGGGTGGTCACTCAAATGTATGTAGATAAAGAAAGTGTAGTACCCAAACTTTATTTTAAAGCTGTACGTCCGCTCCGAGAAAGTGAGTTGGATCAGGTAGACAGGGTATCAGTCGGGGAAGACGCGACGATGGCTATACGCCAAGACCCATACAAACCTCCTGAGACAACATCTCTGTTCGGTGTGGTAGATGGCTTTGATATAGACGCAACTTAAATTATAGGAAAATAGTTATGACACATTTTGTAAACGCAGTAGAAATTCTTTACCCCCGTATTAACCAGTGCTACCGTTTTGACAACGCTGAGAACAAGAGCATCCCATGTGATGTGTTTGAAGATGGTGCTAGGTATGAGACTAAGTTCCGTATGGACAAAGACCAAGCCAAGTCCTTGTACAAAGCTATGGCAACTGCCTACGCGGAAAAGAGAGAGAAGTCTTGGCCTGAGAAGTTAGCTATGCCATTCGAGCAGGATGATGATGGCAAGTACGTAGGTAAAGCTGTACTCAAGGGCGCGTATGGTAAAGATGCTACCGCCAAACCTAAGCAGTTCGATGCTAAGAGTAAGGAACTACCTGAAGACTTCCGTCTCACTACTGGCAGTATTGGTAACATCGCAGTTGTGTTTGTACCTTATAACATGCGTGACAATGGTGTATCACTACGCCTTAAAGCAGTACAGGTTACCAAGTATCAAGAGCCACAATCTGCGGCTTCACCGTTCGATGTTGTTGATGGATTTGAATTAGAGGTTGACGATAATCCATTCGCAGTGCAAGATGTTCCTAAAGCTGCCGCAGAAGCAGTTACTGATGACATCTTTGAGGACGAACCAAAGGTAGTATCTGAGCCTAAGAAGGTAGTAAAGAAATCGGCTCCCGCACCAAAAGATGATGCTGATCTTGCATCAATCGTCGATGAGTGGGACGACTAGTAACTAGTCCCAATTAAGAACTAATCCCACAGCTAGGGCTGATTACCTGAAAAGGGCACTTCGGTGCCCCTGCTGTGGTGACTCTCGGAATTAGGAAATCGTTATGGATACAAAAGCATTTTTAGATAGCGCGTTGGGGAACGATGGCTACTATTGTTTATTTGCGAATAACTTGGGCACTGGGCACCACCCACAGATGTTCTTCAATTCTACTGGGGAGCTACTTGACGCAGCGAACGAGTATGACGCAAAAGGATACGATGCGTACTTTGCACTATGTACGTTTAAAGATAATAAATCCCGCAAAGCGACCAATGGGAAACAACTTAAATCCTTCTTCCTCGACATAGACTGTGGGGAAGGTAAAGATTACGACACACAAACAGAGGCGGTAAAAGCGCTCGCTAAGTTCTGTAAGACTGTAAGACTACCCCGCCCACTACTAGTCAACTCTGGTAGAGGCGTTCACGTATACTGGAATCTCACTGATACAGTATGTCCCGATGATTGGAAGCCGGTGGCCACACGCCTGAAGAAGTTATGCAAAGAGCACGCCTTCAAATGTGATAACTCAGTCACCTCCGATTGCGCTAGGGTACTACGAATACCCCAAACTCATAACCACAAGACTACTCCTCCTACTCCTGTAGGGCATTTCGGTACTGTACCTACGCCAGTAGACTTCGACAAGTTCTCGGATATACTTGGGATAGACCAGATACCAGTCCCCACGAGAAGGACGGCGGGATCCAATGCAGTTATGGCGGCACTTACGCCGAACTATAAGAGCTACTTTAAAGACATCCTTACCAAGAGCAAAGCAGGTAGGGGGTGTGAGCAGTTGATGCAAGTACTACGTGAACCTAACAGCGTCAGTGAGCCTACATGGTTCGACGCTGTGTCTATCGTCAAGCACTGCGAAGACGGAGGTAGATCAGGAGCGCATAGAATATCTAAAGGTTACGATGGGTATGACCCAGAAGAAACCGATAAGAAGTATGACACCACAAAACATGTACACCTATGCAGTAGCTTTGACGCTAACAACCCCGACATATGTCAAGACTGCCCAAACTGGGGGAAGATAAAATCTCCCATCACACTAGGTAATCGTGTAGAACAGGCAACCGCCGAAGATAACGTGGTAGAAGTCGTAGTAGAAGCGCCCGCGCTCGACTTACCAGATACCCCAACGAATACCTACGTCATACCTGAGTACCCGAAGCCCTACTTCAGGGGTAAGTACGGAGGTATTTATACTAGAACTACTGACCCTGAGGGGGAGGTAGAAGAGAAGTTACTCTATCATAATGATCTATACGTAGTACGGAGACTGCGAGACGCGGAGATAGGGGAAGCTATAGTTATGAGATTGCACCTACCAAAAGATGGGGTGCGAGAATTTACAGTGCCGCTAACTGCTGTTACATCTAGGGACGAGTTCCGTAAGCATATGTCTATGCAGGGTGTGGCCGTCACTAGAATGGATGAACTAATGCAATACACTACAACATGGGTAAACGAGTTACAGGCTACTGCGGTAGCAGATGAAGCGCACCGACAGTTCGGTTGGTCAGACGACAAACGCTCTTCTTTTATTTTAGGTAACCAAGAGGTGACGCCACAGGGGGTAGGGTTCAATCCTCCATCCTCCTCTACTGCAAGTATGTTTCATATATTCGAGCCTAAGGGCACGTTAGACCAGTGGAAGAAGAACGCCGAGTTCTATAACCGCGATGGATTTGAAATGCACCAGTACATCGTAGCTACCGCGTTTGGTTCTGTCCTTATGGACGATTCGCCAATTAGTTGTGCAGGGTTTCACGTACACAGTAAGGCTAGTGGTATTGGCAAGACTACCGCTATGTATATGGCGGCGTCTGTGTGGGGCAATCCTAAAGAGTACGTACTTGAAGAGCGGGATACATATGCGTCTCGTATGAACCGTGGTGAGATATACCACAACCTACCCCTGTACATTGACGAACTTACCAACGCGAAGGGCGAAGAGCTATCCAACTTAGCCTACCAGTTGTCCGGCGGTAAGCAACGTAGTCGTATGTCAGGTAGTAGTAACAACGAGCGGCTAAGAGGTAAAGCGTGGAGCCTACTATCTGTCAGTACAGGTAACACTAGCTTTGTAGAACGTATAAGTATGTTTAAGGACATGCCGAAAGCAGAAGCCCAACGTATAATGGAGACTCGCGCTGTAAGGAAGTTCTTTACTACCGACGAGAAAGAGATTACAGATGAGTTCGCCACTAGTGTGAACGAGGTATACGGGGTAGCAGGTGTACCCTACGTGCAGCATCTAATGGCTAACAGTCCTGAAGCAAGTGCGTTACGTGATAAGGTACAGAAGAATATTGACCGCGAAGCAGGGCTTACTGCGGAAAACAGATATTGGTCAGCGGGGGCCGCGTCAACTTTAGCAGGCGCTATCATCGCAAAACGTATTGGACTGATTAATTACGACATACCGAAGTTGACTAAGTATGTTATTGGACTATTAAAGGAGAACCTAATGGCTGTACAAGGTATGGATTGTTCCGCTTCTGACACCCTAAACGACTACATCCACGAGAACTGGGGTAGTATCCTAAAGATTAAGAGTACTGACGACCTACGTAAGGGCAATGGTAACGGACTCGATACACTAATCATCCCCGAGCTAGACCCTAAGATTCGCTTGGTTGGTAGGTATGAGACTGATATTAAACGTGCGTACCTAATACCGAAAGCGCTAAAGAACTGGTGCGCTAAACAACAGATAAACTACGGGTCGTTTATACAAGATCTCAAGGATAACTTTGACGCTAAGTCTGTTAAAATGCGCCTGACTAAAGGCACTAGTACTCAGTTACCTCCGTCTACGGTAATCGCAGTGGATTGCGCTATTGGGGAGACAGAGAGTGACGACTCTAAAGCTGAATGACCTATGCCCCGATGGGGTTAGGGTGGTAGTTAATTGGGAGGGTATGGTTGTAGGCGCATCTATATTCGTCCCCTGTGTAGATACACGAGAAGCAACAAAGCAGATTAAAGCATTCTTTAAGAAGAAGGACTGGAAATTAGAGTTCCGAGTACATGCCGAGAGTGACTTGTTAGGCGTCAGAGCATGGCGTACCTGCTGAATATGGCGTGTTAGTTCCCCCGTTTACCCCCCTAACCTGTTTCCGAGACAGGCGGGGGGTGTTTTTTATTCTTCCTTACCAAACAACACTTCATATCCTTTCTGGTACTCATCACGACTTCGAGCCGCGTCAGCACGTAGAGACTTAGTGATAGTAACACCGTTGTGCATAGTCGCAGTTGTACGGCTAAACGCACCGGCAGATCTTCTAATAGCCTCACCGTTAATGCCTTGTCTAGGGTTCCGCTTATTGAACTTCCTTATATCTTTAAGTATTTCTTTAGCTTCCTCTACGTCACCAAAACGTCTAGCGATATTTAGGTTTTTAAGTAGCTCTTGGCGTTTGCCCATAACGCCTTTCTCTATGCGCTTGCTCATACTAGCTTGCTCTTGTGAGAACGTGTACTCAGCGGGGGCGAAGCCCATAGTCTGGAACGCTAGGTCTTTAAACGACATGTCGTCGTAGATAGGATCACCTCGACGGGTGTATATGCCTTCATCTTTAGCGAATCTACCGAAAGTAGACTTGTAGGCATTCGATAGTGCCGCAGGTAAGATGCTCTCTATACCTCTCTCCGTCTCTCCCTTTCTCAGATCTCCGACACCACGTATAAGTCTATTACCCACACTCAGTGCAGGGCCACCAAGGTGGAAACCAATAACCTCTTCCGTTGATGGGTCATTGTTGTATCTGTTTGTCTGTATTACTAGATCACTCAGCTTGATACGTGTAGCAAAGTCTACGCCTAGCGCCTCAACTAGTGGGCCTTTGTAGAACCCTTCGCCGATGTACTTACGTACGATAGTGTCTGCGTCATCTTCTTCTTCATCAAGGAACATGTCGGCAATAGCACGTACCAAACCATATAAAGGTACGCCCTGTACCCCAGCCATTAGCGCGGAGGATAGATACACCCCAGCGATCTGCTTCTTGGCTTGGCGTCTAAGCTCTATACCTTCAGGAGTGTTATCTCCTATGTTGTCAGTGAATAGCTTAGCCGACTTGAACATTGTGTAGTACATCTGTAAGCCGTAGGTCTTGTACATAAACGCAATACGACCAATACCCTCCTGTGCCCACTTCGGAGATGTCTCTAGTACCGCACCACCGTTCGTCTCTTGCACTTGGTATATAGCTTCTTCCGCTGCTAGGGCAGTTATGTCGGAGTCACTCATAGTAGACAGGTCAACAAACTCAGCTTTCGTAGAGGCGTAGTACTTCTCACCCGCTTTCTTCTTAGCTCTTAGCTGTGTCAGTGAGAGGTCGTAAGTGGCTACCATAGCAGTCTGACGGTTAAATCTTTCTGCCTGAGCAAAACCAAAGTGAGCGCCTGCGGTAGATATTAAGTCCAATGCCGAACCAAATACCCCCCCACGCGCTGCTCTACCCTGCTCATGTGCTGCAAGTGCGTCCGGCAAGAATGCCTTGGTTAGCTGACCTTGCTCCGCAGCAGCTTTGACGAGGAC